GTGCATTTTTTTCGAGCGCAATTTGAAGGGAGTTTCACATGCCAGGGCGAAGACCAAAACCAGCCGCTTTAAAGATACTGCAAGGCAATGCAGGAAAAAGACCGATTCCAAAGAATTTCACGGTGACAAGTCATTACCTGAACCTCCCAAAGATTTGAGTGCAGGAGCAAAAAAAGAATTCGTGCGTATCTCGAAACTTTTAACCAAAGCTGGCATTTTGGATCAGCTGGACGTTGTTGCACTTTCCAACTATTGCAAAATCTATGATCGAATGATCAAAGCAGAAAAAGATTTGAAGAAAAACGGATCTGTGATGACTGACAAGCACGGTGCTCCTGTGATTTCTCCATATTTCAAAGTTGTTTCACAGTGCCTTGAGCAGTTGAAATTCTATTTTTCAAGTTTTGGAATGACCCCATCCGATAGAGCTAAAATGTCAAACCAGATGAACATTGAGAAAGAGGAAAACAAAGATTTGTTAGAGGAGCTTTTGGGCAATGGCTGAAATTGAGAAAAATACTGTCGAGCAAGGTATACAGTATGCTGTTGATGTAGTCGAAGGCTCAATTCTAGCGAACAAGTACACGATCCAAGCATGTGAAAGGTTTCTTTCTGATCTGGAAAGGGCTGAGATTAGAGAGGATGGCCTTGATTTTAAGCCTGAACAAGCTCAAAAGTTTTTGGATTTTGCGTCTCTTTGCTGTCACACGAAGGGTGAATGGTCCGGCAAGCCGATCATTCTGGAGCCTTGGCAGGTTTTTATTGCTGTAAATCTGTTCGGATTCTACAAATATGAGCACAGAAGATTCCTGTTTGCATACATTGAAGTCGCCAGAAAGAACGGAAAATCAACATTTGCCGCTATAGTTTTGCTCTATATGCTGATCTTGGATGATGAAGGTGCAGAGGTTTACACTGCCGCAACAGCAAGACATCAAGCCAGAATCGTTTTCGATCAGGCAAAGGCTATTGTTGACAGAAGTGAGTCACTCAAAAAGATGATCACAGTTTTTCAGAATAACCTGAGCTGTGTACGTAAAGGCTCGAAAGCTGAACCATTATCAAAGGAAGCAAAGCGTCTTGATGGTCTGAATACTTCCTGTGCAATCATGGATGAGATGCACGAAATGGCGCAAGAAGTGTGGGACGTTATAGAAACCTCAACAGGTTCTAGGCGCGCTCCTTTGATGCTTGGAATAACAACAGCCGGATTTAATAGAGACTCAATGTGCTACGCAAAGCGCGATTATGTGAGCAAGATTTTAGAGGGAATGATCCAGAATGATGAGTTTTTCGGCCTTATTTTTTCTTTGGATGAAGGTGATGACTGGACGGACCCGGCAGTTTGGGGCAAGGCAAACCCGAATCTTGGAAAAAGTGTTAAGACAAAAATGCTGGATAATCTTTGCAAGCAAGCGAGGGAAATGCCTTCTAGTGTTACGGGTTACCTTACTAAGCACATGAATGTCTGGACAACTGCGGAAACTCGTTGGCTGAATTCAGAAAAATGGGGGGAATGTTATGAGAGCTATCGAGAAGAAGATTTGGAAGGACTTACTGCCTATGGTGGCCTTGATTTGTCTAGCACTCAAGATATTACAGCTTTTGTTTTAGTCTTTCCTAAGCCACAACCAGACGGGACGCACAAATATTACACAATAACTCGATTCTTTTTGCCAGAGGACACAGTTTTTGAGCGTGTTAGAAAAAACAAAGTGCCGTATGATTCATGGGCTAGGGATGGTCACTTGATTCTGACTCCTGGTGCGATTGTTGATTATGATTTCATTGTGAACGAGGTAAAGAAGTTATCGAAGAAGTACCAGATCAAGGAAATTGCCTTTGATCCTTGGAACGCCACACAGACAGCTCTCCAGCTTTCCGCAGAAGGGCACACAATGGTCAGCATTCAGCAAACGACTAGAAATCTATCGGAGCCAATGAAAGAAATTGAAAAATGGATCATTGGTAGGCAGTTCAGGCACAACGGAAATCCTGTGTACACCTGGATGAGCAATAACATCTGTGCAAAACGAGATGCAAACGACAATCTTTTTCCAAACAAAGAGAAGTCAACCGAGAAAATTGACGGCATCACAGCAACTATAACCGCAGTTCGTCGTATTGTTGATCGTGAGCACAATATAGCTTCAGTATATGAAGAAAGAGGATTGCTAATCCTTTAGGCTATGGTATACTTATAAGTTATCTGGGGGTCAAAATCGGTATTTTGTCTTTTTTTTCAAGGAAATCTAGCGAGGAAAAGCGCGGTACTGTAAACCTCGCGCATCCAAAAGACCCAGTTCTTGCGGAGTGGTTAGGTGTTCAAAACACATTATCAGGCATACCAGTAAATGCAGAATCGGCAATGACTGATGCAACTGTTTATGCTTGTGTTAATGTTTTGTCCACAGATCTTGCAAAACTACCTTTGATTGTCTATCAAAGAAATGAAGACGGAACAAAGCAAAGAGCAATTGATCATCCTCTATACAAAATCCTCAAGGACACCCCAAACGGCTACCAAACATCTTTCCAGTTTCGTGAGTTTGGAATGAATCACGTTCTTATGCGTGGTAATTGCTATTCTTTTATAGAGAGGGGGGCAAGCGGTCGGATCAATAGGCTTTTGCCTCTGGACCCAATGTGCATGAACGTTGTCGGCCTGGGCAATTGGGAATTTGGTTATGTTTATCGTGGTCCTGATGGAAAAGAAGTGCCATTCATGTCTGACGAAATCTTGCATATTGCAGGACACACTAAGGACGGCATCAAAGGAATTTCTGTCATTGAGTCACAGAGAGATACGATCGGCGCAAGTCTTGGCGGTAAAGCATACGCGACTACTCTTTTCAAAAACAGTGCAACACCTGGTGTTGTTCTTGAGCATCCAGGAGTGATGAGTCCAGAAGCTTTCAAGAAGTTAAAAAGATCTTGGGAGCAAAGACACAAGGGCGTTGAAAATGCTCACAAAGTTGCGATCTTGGAAGAAGGATTAAAAGTCACAAAGTTTGGAATGACTGCCGAAGAGTCGCAAATGTTGGAAAGTCGGGAGTTTTCAAGGGCTGAGATTGCATCAATTTTCAGAGTGCCACAGCACAAAGTCGGAATTTTGAAGAATGCGACATTCTCAAACATTGAACAACAAGCTTTGGAGTACGTGACTGACTCACTACTGCCTTGGCTAAGAAGGTGGGAGCAGTCGATCAATCGTGATTGTCTGACTAGCTTAGAGCGTGAGCGTGGTTATTTTGTGGAATTCTTGGTTGATGGTCTTTTGCGTGGGGATTCAAAAGCAAGAGGAGAGTATTACAGGACTCTTTTTAACATTGGTGCGCTTTCTCCTAATGACATCAGAAACATTGAGAACATGAACCCGATTGAAGATGGTGACTCATATTATGTGCCTGTAAACATACAAAAAGTCGGGTTTGAGGTAGTACAAGATGATCAGGAAGAAGTTGAGCCAGAAATGGAAGAGAATCAAGCAAGCTCTGAAAGATTTTACAAGCTTGCTCAGGCATCCATTGACCGAATTTTAAGAAAAGAAGATTCTTTCATACAGAGAGCTAGAGATAAGTTTGATGGTGACAAGCTAAACGATGAGATTGATAAATTTCTGAGCACTCATTCAAATTTTATTTCTGAAGCTGTCGGGGTTGATTCACTAGAATCAAGTGAATATGTGAAAGAAGTCAGAGATTTATTCACACAAAATCAATTCTTAGTAGATGATTTTCGAAGGGATCGACTAAAGAGAATGGTGGGTTTAATATGACAATAGAGAGAAGAGTTTTTAACTCAGAATTCGAAGTTGAAAAGCGAAACGATGGAGAAGGGGAAGTTCTTGTTCTTCGTGGATATGGTGCTGTTTTTAACAGTGAGTCCAAAGACTTGGGTGGATTCGTTGAGCAAATTGAGCCGGGAGCATTTGATGATGTTTTGAGTGATGATGTTAGAGCATTATTCAATCATGATCCTAACCTTGTTTTAGGGCGTTCTGGTGCTGGTACTCTGAGAATCAACCAAGACTTAAAAGGCTTGAGGTATGAGGTAGACTTGCCTGATACACAACTCGCGAGAGATCTTTATACAAGCATCAAACGCGGTGATATATCACAAAGCTCCTTCGCTTTCATTGTTGAAGAAGATTACTTCAGCGAAGATCTGGAGAATAACAAGTTTACTAGACACATCACAAAAGTTAGAAGTTTAATTGATGTTTCTCCAGTGACTTATCCAGCTTACGAAGAAGCATCTGTGAGCGCACGAAGTTTTGAAAATTGGAAAGAGTCTAGGAATCAGGAAGAAGCGAAGCCTGAAGAGGTGGAAGACTATAATTTAAGAATCAAAGAACTTGATTTGATGGTTTTAGATGGTCCGTTGACCGATGAATCCGATGATTCCAGCCATGCTATCGAGAGTGAGAATAAAAACCTTAATTTTAACGAGGAGAGTTGAAAATGGAATTGAACGCATTAGTTCAAAAGCGGAATGAGGCGATTGTATCAGCTCGTCGGATTCTCGAAACCGCTCAAAAAGAAAATCGAGGAATGACAGAGCACGAATCTGGTCTTTACAACAAGATTTATGATGAGGCTCAAGATTTGAATACTCAAATCAAGCAACAAGAGCAACAGCGCAAGCTTGATAAAATGGAAGTTCTTGAGAAAAACAAGATCGAAGAAAAAATCAAGTCTGACAGCACTGATGAAGTAAGAAAGAGAGCTTTTGAAAAGCATCTACGCCAAGGAAATATGGCTTCTTACTCTCAAGAGGAAAGTAGAGCATTGCAAGCTGATCTTGATGCTAACGGTGGCTACTTAGTAGCTCCTGAAATGATGGCAAACGAGATTATCAAATTTGTTGATGATGAGGTTTTCATCCGACAAGTTGCAAATGTTTTAACATTGCCAATGGGAGAAACTTTAGTAGCTCCAAGCCTGGACAATGATCCTGCCGATCCTGATTGGACAGCTGAGATTTCTACAGGTTCTGAAGATTCAACCATGAGTTTTGGAAAGCGTTCTCTGACTCCTCATCCACTGGCAAAGAGACTGAAAGTTTCTGAAAAGTTGATGAGAGTTTCGAGCTTTGACGTTATGGGCTTTGTTTCTCAGCGTCTTGCCTACAAACTTGCTATTGCTCAAGAAAAAGGCTTTCTGACTGGTGACGGTGCTAATGAACCTCTTGGTGTTTTTACTGCTTCTTCGCAAGGAATCAGCACTTCAAGAGATTATAGCACTGGAAATACCACCACAGAGATTCGTTTTGACGGTCTCAAGGGCGCGAAGCACAATGTCAAAAGTCAATATTGGAGACAGGGACAGTGGTTGCTTCATCGTGACGCTGTAAGCCAGATTTCCAAGTTGAAGGATGGCAACGGTCAGTATCTATGGCAACCATCAAATCAAGTTGGAGAGCCTGATTTACTTTTAGGTTCACCTGTAATGATGTCTGAGTATGCACCGAATACTTTCACAACTGGTCAGTATGTCGGGCTTTACGGTGATTTTAACTCTGGTTATTGGATCGCTGATGCACTTGGTTTTAGAATTCAGGTTCTTCGTGAGCTTTACGCTGAAACTAATCAGGTGGGTTTGATTATTAGAGCTGAGACTGACGGAATGCCTGTACTTGAAGAGGCTTTCAGCCGATTGACTTTGGCATAATCTGAGGAGATGAGAAAATGAATATTTCAAAGAATGTAGATATTTTAGAGTGCTTGGCTCCTGTATCAGCTGGTTCTAGCATTGATAGTAACTCTGATCGTTTAGATATGCAGGGATTCGAGGGTGTGGTTTTCATCGTGCCTATCACCGACTCTGCTTCCACTGGTGTTGCTACTTTGACAGTAGAGGAAAACTCTGCTGACAGTGACACTGGAATGACTGCTATCAGTGGTGCAAGTGCAACTGCAACGTGCTCAACAAATGATGATTTGAATAATCTTTTGCTTATTGTAGATGTTTACAAGCCACAAGAGCGTTACGTTCAAGGTGTTGTGACTTCTGCGACTGCTAACATTGCTTATGGAAACATGATTGCAATTCGCTACAAAGCAAGAGAGTGTCCTATCACTCCTCATGCGAGTATTCGTGGTGGCACAACTGTTGTTGGTAGTTAAGGGGGCTTGAAATGGCTAGTAATTCAACTGACAATTTCAAGCACCAGGAAGGTGACATCTGGGAAATTGGAGGCGAAGTTAGAATCAATGGCGGTACTATCACCGCTAACGGAGTACAAGCTTCTGCAATCTCTGATCCCACAGGTGGAGCGACTATCGACGCTGAAGCCCGAAGTGCTATCAATGACATCATTGATGCCTTGCAGGGTGCAGGCATTTTAGGTTCTTAAATCTATCGGGGAGGGGGTAAAACCTCTCCCCATTATTAAGGGTAAATCATGAAAGTAAAAGCATTGAGGCAAGTTTGTGGGTCTTTTGGATCTTTCAAGCCAGGTGCAGTTTTTGAATTAAGTTCTGAAAAGGCAATGCCAATGATAGAAGCTGGAGCGGCAGAGGCTGTAAAAGAAGAGAAAAAAATTGTTTTTGAAACTGCTGTTGTTGAGCCAGAGATTGAAACAGCGGAAGCAAAGCCAAAGAGAAAAGCAAAAGGCAAGCACGTATCAGGTAAGAAATGATCTTTTTTGACTCGTTAAATATTTACACTGAGCCAAGCACTGAGCCGATTACAATTGCAGAGGCAAAGCGACATTTGAGACTTGATGACTCGGACGGAGAGCCAGCACCAACTGCTCCTACTGTTGC